GATCGTAGTGCAACAATCATATGCATCAGAATGGGCAACCGTACAAAAATAAGGAGGATACATTATCATGGCAATGAAGCACCCAGGGTTTAAAGCCGTACAAGGCAAGATAGCCGCAAAATATGGTATGAAAGCGGCGGGGGCAATCCTAGCCGCATCAACCAGGAAAGCTAGTGCGAAAGCAAAACGGAAAAACCCCCACTTAAAGCGTGTAAAATAGCGACAATATAGCAGAGGTATTGTTTTTCTACAAAGGATAACTTATACTAATGGATGAAACCACAACTGTTCCTTCATCTCTGGCAGATGAAACGAGCAATGCACCCACGCCCCAGGCGGGCAACACAACCACAAGCGGATCTCAGGAAGATCAGCAACAAAAGTCATCATCGATCAGTCTTTCAGATTATGAGAAGATTGTCAAAGAACTTCGTGCCGAGAATGCAAAGCACCGGACATCACTAAAACGCTTTGAAGAAGAGCAGCAGAAACAAGATGAAGCACGCCTCTCCAAAGAACAGCTTTTAGAGAAACAGCTAGCAGATCTTCAAACACAGCACCAACAGATCACGGAAGCGCAATTTGAGCGCAACGTGAACCATATGGTAGCCGTTGAAGCAGCAAAGGCCGGAGTTGATCCTAACGTCATTGATCGGGTGTCTCGCATGCTGGCATGGGAAGATATAGAGGTAGATGATGAAGGGACACCATCACAGACAAGCGTACGATCTTTAATTGACCAACTTCTCAAAGATATTCCAGGCTTAAAACAACGTGGGGCCGCGTCGTCAGTCTCAAGCGGGGGCGCAACCAATCCATCACGCGCACAAACATCAGCACCATCGCAACTTTCGTGGGATGTCATCGGAAGCTTAAACGCCACAGAGTACAACGCCCGGCGCTCAGAAATTCAAGAGTGGATTGCAACACATCCCCCACGATACGGACGCAAACTAGTTTAAACAAGAATCTTGTATCTCTGCCTTAGCACCTTTTGAGAGATGTTATGGTAGGGGTGATAGGGGCAATACATGTCACTAAATAATTTTATACCACAGTTGTGGGCAGATACGTTACTACCGGCACTACGAGCAAATCTCGTATATGGTAATCTGTTCAACGAGGACTATCAGGGCCAAATTTCGCAAATGGGCGATACGGTTAAGATCAACAGTATCGGCGATGTCTCCATTTTCAACTACACCAAAGATACCGACCTTAACGCGCCCCAAGCATTAACCGATGCTCAAAGCATGCTCACCATCTCTCAGGCGAAGTACTATAATTTTGAGGTAGATGACGTAGATCAGGCACAGGCGCACCCTCAAGTTATGACTGAGGCCATGTCGTGGGCGGCATTTGAACTTGCAAACACAATGGACTTGTACTATGCCGGTTTCTATACCGATGCAGTCAATAACATTGGTTCTACTAGTAGCTGGCAGACTGTCACCGTTCCAACAAACACGAATGTTGGTGGTGGTACGACTCTTTACGACTATCTGGTCATGATGAATCAGAAGTTGACGGAAAATAAGGTGCCAAAACAAGGCCGGTGGTGTGTTATCCCCCCTTGGGGTACGACTTTCCTCATTCAAGATATCCGCTTTACATCGTTCAACACGGCAGATGCACGTATGACCATACAGACCAACAAGATTGACGCGGCTGGTGGTTCTACTGGCGATGCCTACATCGGGCGCGTTGCTGGTATGGATGTCTACGAAAGCATTAATGCCCCCCACCTCAGTGCTGCTAGCAACGTTGGTGTTACCGGTGCTCAAGACGTGTTTCTAGCGGGTCACACCATGACACTCACCAAAGCTACCGGCATTAACAAAGTAGAAGCATATCGCCCACCGTACCGCTTTGCTGATGCAGTCAAAGGGCTTGCACTCTACGGTGCTAAGACAATTCGTCCGTATGCACTATGCGCCGGGTACTTCCAGCATCCATAGAGAGGCCGTATGAAGTCAAGTACAAGAACAGTTTTAGTCGATTCATTGTTGAATGTAACTTCTTACTCATCCGGGCCTTTGGATGTGGGTGATTTAGAGTTTTTACTGATTAGCGCCGTAGAACCTCCCGGTGGGAGTGGTAACACGCTCACGGTAAGTTATGTTGATGCAAACAATAATCTCATACACATCGCAACACTAATACTAGGGTCAGGGAGTACGGGGTTGCTTTGCATCGGTAACGGCTCTACTTATGAACTAGGAGGGACAAATGGCGGTATCCCTTACTTTGGAGATCAGATACAAATAGACATTAGTGGTACTGTCACCACTCAAATATCTGTGAAAGGGAAGTAACAGATGGCACGAACAGCTTTGACTCCTAAAACCTTAACTGGTAACGGGTCTATCGTAAATATGACCAATGCGGGTACGAACATGACCGCAACTGACGACACCAACGGCATGAGTATTGCCATTCCTACCACTAGTTTTCCTAGTGGTGCAGGGGTTGACCGTCTCATCCTTCTTATCCTCAATACCAACGGCACAGGCCGTACCGTTACGGTACGTGCAGCATCACCTGACGGGGGTATTGCAAAGACTGGCGCGGGTACAGTTGGCACGGGTGCGTTTACCTATCCTTCCTATCTAGGCGGTAAGGGTGATCTCACTACGGCGGCTATGACACTGACTACCGGGATCGGTATTGTGGGGCCGTTTGAGGTTGCCAGATTTATGCAACCTGACGGGACAATTAGCATCGACTTCTCAGGTGCAACCGGCTTTATCGCCGCGCTCTTACTCCCTAAAAGCTTCTAGCGTAAAGGGGGATGTAAATAATGGCATGGTTTAGAAATGGGGGAGGGCGTGAGATCATCATGAATGATGAGGCACATTTCCCTCGCCTGATAGCCGATGGATGGATACGGATAGAAGATCCGACGATAACGCGAGAGGAGGTGACTGATGAGCACGACACTACGAACGACGATGGGCGACTTGATAACGGAAGTGAGAAGTCTGATAGCCGACGAAGTATCGACGTGCCAACAGTTCACCGACGTACAGATTCAAAACGAACTGGACACAAGAGTTAACTTCATTCGCTACGAGGGACTAGCTATAGCCCCCTCTATCGTCAATCTACCGTCTACCAATAATCAACCAAGCACGATCTTTGCTGATTATTTCAGCAAGTATATGTGGTGGGAGCAAGATGTGATCTTGCAAGGTCAGGGCACAAATAACGCCGCATGGGTAGTGATCACACCGACATTTAGTGACTATATCAACGGGCACTGGATGTTCGAGAATACGCCCTTTGTCAATGGCACTGTACCGGGTCAATTGCCACCGGTATTTTGTACGGGCAAGGTCTACGATCTCTACTATGCGGCTGGTCGCTTATTGATGAAATGGGGGGCCGCGCTCACTGATCGTTATGACGCAACCGTTGACGGGCAAGTCTTGAACCGCTCCCAGATCAGACGTGCCAAGATAGCACAGGCGCATGAGTACTTCAGAATGGCAAAGCCGAAAGTGGTCAAACAATACAGACACGATGTTATGTCGCCAATCAGCACACGCCGGGCGCGGTTGCTTGATAGTGACGACGTGGTAAAGGGGGCATAGCATGACAAGATCGTATGGTGTGGTGCTCTCCTGTTCTGAGATTGATCAGTTGCGTGCCGATAATGCGGCGGTTTCTCTTTCTCTACCTTGTACCATCAAACGAAAGTCAACGGTGAAGGACGCGTGGGGCACCGACAAGAAGTTAGCGTTTGACACGGTTGCAACTACCCTTTGTGGTACGAAGCCACCACGGGCCGGTATCCTGGCATCATACGCCTATATGATCGGTTCTCAAGCAACGTGGCAAGAGCTAAACTTCAAATACGGCACAGATGTACGCATTCTCGATCATGTCCTTATTGGAAGCGATGAGCTTATTGTTCAGGCTATTCTCTCACAACAGTCATACAACACCCTCATGACGGTGTTAGCAAGCGAGATACAACCATGAGCAATGAAGTTGGGGTCGCTTATTCGTGGATACTCTCAACACTCGCAAATGACAGTGTGATCGTAGCAGATGCGCCGGGAGGCTTGCAGCGTGCGTATATGCCTCCTGGTTCTCTTTCTCCCTACGTGGTGATGATCTTCGATCCTAACAAATCGAAAGACTACCCGGTATTTGGTGGGGGCCGCGCCTATAGTGATCTCTGCTTCTCGATTATGGTCATTGGCAATGCCGACGATACTGAGACGATTATCAACGCCGCAAGTCGGATCGATCAACTCATCACCGTTGCACAGACTACAACGATAGCGGGGGGGACGCTTCTCAGTAGTATCCGTGATACACCAGTCTTTGCAGATACGATCATCGAGGGTGAGCAAATGACATCAATCGGGGGTGACTATCACCTTCTCATCGTGGGAGCATAATCATGGGATTAACCATAAAGATCGTCTACGAGGGGCTTGAAGAAGCGATTGCTCACATGGAAAAGATTGATACCCGTATCCCCGCTAACATGGAAAGGCAGATGAAAGAAATTGCATCTGCCGGTGAAACTGCGTGGCATGGGGTCATACCTCGTGGGCGTACCGGGCAACTCTCAGGACAAGCTAAGGGTGAGGCATCAGGTATGGTTGCAACTTTCAGCGATGATACATGGTACTACGGCCTCGTTAATGACGGGCACAGTACGGCACGTGGGTGGCGGCGTCCGTGGGGCTATCAAGTTGCAAAACGAGTCTCTCATGTTGAGGGAAGAGAAATGACCAAGGCGCTTGCACAATGGGCAAGAAATAACGCGGGCGAATATCTCGCAAAAGCACTCAAGGATTTATAATTTCATTAGTTCTTCTCTTCTTCTGAGCACATAGCAATAGCTGTATGTTGGGAAGAGGGCGAAAGGATGCATAATGGCTGCATTAGCAGGAATTGGTGCCTCATTTACAGAGGCTTCAACGGCTGTCAATCAAGCATCAAAGTGGACGCTGAGTATTAAAAATGCTCAGAAAGATGTCACCCCTTTTGGTGCCTCTGGATCGTGGGCAATCAATATTGCCACAATCAATAGCTGGACAGCCAAGGTCACCGCCTTTATTGACACAACCGACACAGGGGCAACCAATCTATATGCACTGATCGGTTCTACTATTGCTCTTACCCTCAACGTTCAAAGTACCCCGCATGGCTTTACAGGATCAGCGATCTTAACAGGTATTGATCCATCGGCAGACGTGCAGGGCGCACAGACAGTTGATTTCTCTTTCACAGGCACAGGCGCTATCACGTATTCGTAAGCGGCATAAGGAGTATTTAAAATGACTGCATATGCCGGAATAGCGGGGGATGTGTGGATCTCCACATCCCCACCGACCGCGCTCGGCGCACCAGAAACGGCAAACGATAGCGGAGATCACATTCACTACTTCATGGCAACGCATATCGCGTGGGATCAAACAAAAACCATGACGGTACAATGCTCCCCAAATGGTACAACCGGATGGGTGACAGTCACCGACTACGTGTTCTTGTGGCCGGTGGGGGAGATCGTATTCAATACGGCGCGTGTGGTTTCGACAAATAACTTTGTACGTGTCTTTGCCGGTTCCTGGTTCACGCTTACACAACTGCCGGGGGCACACATGTGGAAGATGCAAGCGAAAGCCAATACCAAAGACATCACTACCTTTGGTGCAACGGGCAACTACGCGCTCAATTTGACAACTACAAAGGCTGCAACATTCAGTGTTCAAATGTATGCCTCTGACGCTAAGATTTTGACTGAAATGGGCGCGACGAACACTTCAGGGGGGATTATCGTGTGCTCATTCTATTGGGACGTAACCAATTCTAGGCGATGGCAATTCTACGCATTGACTACGGGTGAGGATACCAACGTTGTTTCACAAGATGTGAACAAGCAAACCGTCAATCTTGTGAACACCGGGCCAATTTACCGGATCACATCATCGTCATTTAGTACTGCAACAGTAAAGATGTTATAACATGAGCATAGACACCATTAACTTAAACGATGTTGAAAAACAGCAAGAGTCTGATAAATTCCCATCATTTGAGAATGATGAAGATTTTGTCAATCACATCATTTCAAATAAACCAGCAGAACTATTGGTGGACGTTCCTATGTGGAACGTGCAGATCCTTTGCCGGGCACTAGGGGCTAATGCACGCTTTGATCTGCAAATGGTTGCTATTAATCTGGAAACAAGTACGTACGATTATAGGCCACATTTCTATAAGATTGTCATGGAAGGGTGTTATAATCCGCGCACAGGCCATAAGGTGTTTAGTGAAAGACACCGTGAGGCAATCATGCAGCAACAAGACGGGCGGGCGGTTGAGGTACTTGCTCTAGTCATTTTGCAATTATCGCACTTGCTCAAGGGGGGCATTGAGGATACCGCAAAAAACTAGATAACCCGGTAGTTTTTAATACGTTCAGGCTTGCGCATATGCGCGGGTATGGGCACCTTGATGAGATGCTCAATGACTCATCAAGCTCAGAGCTATCGGGGTGGTATGAATACATGCAGAGGGAAGATGAGCGTATTGTACAACTTATTGCGCGCGCTATTCTCCTTGCATTTAACGGTGAGAGTAAGGGCAATCAACGCGGCCCGACGCAAAAGGAAGAGATCATTGACACAACTGATCCTGATTTTGCAAAACATTTCATGGGGTTTACTGGTGGAGGACCACAACCACCGCCACAACCACCACAACCAGAGACGCAAAGCGACTACCAGATCATAGACGGTTAGGAAAGGGGGTGATACGGACATGGCAGATGAAAAGATCAAGCTAGAGATAGAAAGCGAGTATACGGGGGGTGCAGGTGAGGCGGCGGCAAAGGATCTTGAAAAGGCTAGGTCTGGGATGCAAGGGGCCGGTGAAACGGCGGCACAAGCGGCGGGGCAATTCGACGCATTTGGTGAGTCATCAGGGAAAGCAGCAGGCGGGGCCGGTGTCCTTCGAGACGCGCTAGAAAAGTTACCTGAGTCAACGATGATGGTTGCAGGTAGCACAGAGAAAATGAATGAGGCGCTTGATAGTGCCTCGGAGTCAACCCCCAAATTCTCGGAAGCGCTTAATGCCGTTGAAGAACCTGCAAAAGCAGCGTCAAAACAAATAGATCAGGTAAGCAGTAGTGTTGCAGATTTCAGTGAAGAAATGCGGCCAACACTTCCCGTGATCGAGAGCATGCAAAAAGGTTTTACAACGTTAAGCGAACAAGCAACCATAAGTGCTCCGGCTGTAAGCGGTGTTACCGATGCATTTGCAAATATGGCGCGTACCCCTGTTGCATCCTTTAATGAGGCGGTTTCTGTTGCGTCAAAAATGAGCATGCCGTTCACTGTCTTACAAAATAGCATTGATGCGGCTGGTATTTCATGGGGTGATTTTGTAGGACAACTGAGTCCTGAATATCAGGGGCGTTTGCAAAAACTTGCCGATAATTCTCTCTATGCCGGGGAATCCGTCAACACACTTGCAAAAAGCTATAGTGGGGCCGACGCAAAAGCGGCTACGTTCTTTGGGAATGTTGCAAAAGAAGGTGATGCTCTTGCGGGGTTTGGGAAGGGTATGGAGGAAGTATCAAGCGCCGCCAAAGGCATGAGTGTTGGGGGAATATTTAGTGAGATTGGCGGGGCGTTTAGTCAGGTATCTGAAGGGCTTATGACGCTTGCCATGCCAATTTTTGCGATACAGGCAATTGGCATGGTTGTACAGGCTGTCTCGCAAGGGATCTATGATGCGGCAGCGTTAGCAGAGGGACCAGCCGCCCACACGGTCGGTACCTTTACCGGTTCCGTTGATCAGCTTACCATTAGTGCTGCAAAGGCAGGACAAGTATTTTCTGAGTCATTTGGTAAAGAGCTTATCCCTGATTTGCAAGCGCTTAACTATTCAGCACAACAAGGTGATTTCGGTCAATTAGGAAAGGATCTTGGAGATATCACTGGCATCATAGCCGGGCCTCTCGCAATGTTTGTAGGTGGTACTGCAATGACAGTGCCGGGAGGTGGTGCGATTGGTCAGGATATAATAAGCGCTGGATGGCGCATGACTGCAAACAGCGCTGCATCTATGATTGGCATGAAATCACCATACGTTGCAAACACACCCACAATAGATTATGCAGCCATAGATGCACAGATGCTTCAAACAGCACAGCAAAACTATGCCATGGCCTCAGATCCGCAATATATGGCAACGGCGCAATCAGCCGCCTATCTCCAATTCAAACAACAACAGGCCATCCAGCAAGTTGCTATGTATGATGTCTCTCATTGGTCTGGATCATCGGGTTTCAATGATCCCATGAACTCTGTTGCGCAAGCTGAAATGGTACGTGCATCAGGGCAACAATACGGTATGAGTCAACGGGACTTAAACAACGATCCGAACGCAAACTATTTCTATGGCCTCTTAGGTCAAATGCCCTATACGAATGAGTCTTCCTTTGGTGGATGTTTCCCGGCTGGTACAATGATCAGTATGTCAAACGGCTCATACAAGCCAATTGAGCGCGTTGAAGTAGGTGAGATGGTATTATCCCCACGTGGCCCGGCCCGTGTTAACGATGCCTTTACGTACAATTTTAAGGGTATTTACCGTGTCCTTTTCAACAACGCAACCATCCTGTATGTCACTGACGGGCACCCGGTTGCAACGCCGCAAGGGTGGAAGTCAATCAATCCGATCACTACGGCAAGAGAACACGCAGGGCTTTCATGTAGCACGCTTATGGTTGGTGATCGTGTGATCACGCAAGATGGTTCACAATTTGCGGTAGAGTCTATCACCATCTCGCATATTGCCAATGAGGTTTATAACCTCACGGTTGCGGGTGATCACGTTTACTATGCCAGTGGCTTCCTTGTGCATAACAGCAAGCTTTCGATGAGCGTTGCTGATGCCGTAGGAAACACGCAGATACCATCAAACAGCTTACAAAACTCGGACATGATGAGTAGCATCACGGCAAACTTCTCAGGGCTTGACCTTAATAAGACGTTTGATGTCAGCATTGCATGGAACGTTGCAGGCGATCTCTTCCATAGCTTTATCGGTAACCCCATATGGAACACAGCCGGGGACTTGTTCCATGCGTTCATAGGCAACCCCATATGGAACACAGCCGGGGACTTGTTCCATGCGTTCATAGGCAACCCCATAT